GTTGGGTATATATCTTCAAAGTCAATGTATTCGTGGCTAAAATTGGCTGCATTTAAGTAATTTTCATATTCTACGTCTATCGGAGTACCACTCTCATTCAAATATGTATCATTTGGTATAGCTTCGTATGAATTTACTAATAAAATATTTTCATCGTAATCAATCGCATCAGTTTGAACTTTTTTTCTTACCGTTTCAGTATAGCAAGTTGGCATTAATGAAGTAGCTGTATAAGGGTGTTCTATTACTATATTATCTTCATCTCTTACAAGTGGGTATCTATAAGGAATATTTGTGCTTCCACCTTTACCACTTACAGAAGTTATAATATGTTTTTTAGTAACGTTTTTAATAATCTCTAATCCACCACCTGCTGCACCGTATTCAAAAACATTTGTTAAATTATCTGCCGCAAAACCCAATAAAATATTGTAACCGTCATAATGAAATAAAACTCCAAAGGTATCATATAATATAGATAAAGCATCGAAAATAGTTCCGTTATTAATGGTTATCTCTTTATACTCGGTTAAGGTTGGTGTAAATCCACTCACATACGATACGCTATAATTATATGCACTATAACTTTTTAATAAGTTTGCATTAATACGATCTTTTAATTCAGCAATATTTCCTACAAAATAAACATCATTTTGATTAGTATAGAATTGTGGGTCGCTTGTAATTGAAGCAATATTCTTAAAAGGTGTACGTTGTAAAATGCTATGTTCGTTTGTAAATGCTAAAATATACTTATACTTACCACTATTTTTATCATTTGACTTTTGAACATTCAATGGATCTAAATAATATTTTTCATTCTCAAAAATAACATATTCCTTACCCGTAAAGTAAATATCTGCTATTTCAGTGTTCATAAATATTTCACAACCAGTTATTTCCCTTGTAGCCATACTTTCACTCGTAACATCGTACTTATGAATAACTACATCTCTTAAATAGTTTGTAAATAATTCAGTTTCATTATTGATTAATATTTGGTCGAAAGTTCTTATAGATTCATCATTTACTAATCTATATTTTTCCATCCACATATAATTACCAGTTGGAATAGCTGCTATCTTCCTCCAAACAGAAGGAGGTGTATCTGCACTATCTGAATAACCAAAGTTATAACCATAATCTAATGCACCGCTAAAAGGAACTCCAGTAACTACTATAGGTGTACTCCAATTTCCTAATGACCTACTATTAACAAAATCGTAATCACTATAACTCCAAACATTTACTTTATTAGCATGTAACTGTTGTTGAGGTGTATCACTCCAACCACTTGGAATTAAATCAGTACCCGTTGGAGCGGTTGCAGAAATATCATAATCAACGTACTTAAATACGTGTATGCGACAATCATATTTTATTATTAAATCACTTGCCATATACCTTTTTTATGTAGTTTGAATATTCAATTGGTTAGTATCACTACCCACATTACTATTTTCAGCTTCTATTTCATTTTGTCTATTTTGCATTTGTTCATGCAAAATTCTTTCGTATTCATCAGGCGCACTTACAGTACATCTTTCAGTTGCAGTAAGAGTTGAAATTACATTGGTTTGTTTTAGTTGTAAAATCATTTGGTTATATTGCGTTTCACTTTCAGGCATCCAAACTTTAAAACAACCTTTTATTCTTAAACTTGTATATTTGTCAATACGACCCTCTTCACGCCCTAACGCCTGGCAAAATAAATCTACAAACTTATCACACCACTCTTGCCAATCATTTGCAGTTTGCAAAGCAAGTTCATAATCCATTGACATTGTTACTTTTACAGCAGTTCCGCTTATATCATTTCCTGCTTTAATATATTTAGGTAAAATCATTGTAGTACTTGAAGCGGTTTGAATTTCGTCATCAAGTTTTTCTAACATTTTATCAATACCAATAGCTTCGGGATAATTGATATATTTTAAATCAGCTTTTTCATTTTCAGGATTAGTATTAGTTACAACGGTAACCCCGTCCCCTGCATTAATGCTCATATTATCAATAGAGCCATTAAAATACAACCAATTCCAACCAAAACGTTTCATTACAACGGCATTGATAGCCATAATAATTTCATACATTTCAATAGCGGACTGTGCAAATTCCCACGCTACATATCCACGTTTATAAATAAGTGGTATAGTATTAAATCCATGAACCTCACCGCTTCCAACTTGTGTAAATTCTAAATTCCCCACTGTATTTGTTTCAGTAATTATATCTTTTTTAAAAGTATAAACGTGAGTATCGGTGTATGTTTTAATGAAATACGCTTCTTTTGTTTCGTAGTATAATGAAACTGCAATAGTATCGCCAAAATCATCGTAATTTGGTATAATAACATACCCATCTGCAAAAGATAAGTTTTTAATCTTTGTCTTATTTGCTTTTTTGTCATACACAAATAAAGTTCCACTATCTCCCGTTGACTTCTGAATGCTTACCGCTTTATCTCTATACTGCTTTAAGTTTCTATAACTCCACTCTTGTTTAAATTTAGAGAATAACATTTTTTCATTAATGCTTTTTTCATCTAAATTTGTATCTTTATTGCGACCAAAAATCTTATCAAATAAAGTCCTTTGCCTTGCATCGTCATTTGAACCTAACATTGTAAGTTCTAAATCATTTGCACATAAATGAAGTACTTGTTTTGTATGAATGTTTTTTTGTTTCGCACTCGCAACTACCACATCGACAATTTCTTCTTCCCTACCCTCTATCTTAAATCTAAAAGGTGGTATAGACTTATTAGAGTTTATACTATGTAATGAAGGATTATACTCTTGCAAAAAAGTTTCTTGACCTATAACGTTACCTTTTAATTCCGGCAAAGAAACTGTTACTACATCAGTCAAACCAGCTTCCGTATCAGTTTTGGTGTTTTTATATTCACCTCCTCTAATAAATGGTTTCTTTTTTAATAATTCATCAGGTTGCCCTAAGTAATAGTTTATATCTCTCATAACATAGTAAATTTGCTATTTAAAAAATCAGTCATTGGTATTGACGAAAATCCATTATTTTTAGGTTTTTCGTTCTCAACATCTAAAAAGTTTATTTCTCTTGTAGGGTTATAGTCCTCATATTTCATTTCACCACCAACATTTTTATTATCTCTTCTATACTTATCAGAGTAACGAATGTTTTTATAACTTGAAGTGTTGGTTTGTTGGTCTATTCCAATAGATGAAAGTAATCTATATACATCATAAATCTTTGTGCCAACGTGAATAACAAAGTTATCAAGCAAGTCGGGACTTTTACCGCTCAAACCATGACCCATATCATTCTTTCCAGTAACTTTAATACGATCATATTCACCCAAAGTAAACCTAAACATTTTAGCTTCTTCACTTAATTCCTCTAAGTAAGTAAGGTTTCTATTTTTAGTTTTTTGGTGTTTATATTCAGCACTTAAATATTTTGCTTCAATAGTAAAAATACCACTTTTAAGTAATTGAACCATACGATATGATGCTTCATCTTTCATTCTAACAAAAGACTTTGCACCTAAGTTACTACATTTCCCCGTACCCCAAAAGAACCTTGCACCTGCAAACGGTCTTTTAAGGTGTTCATATTTTTGAATATCTAAACTAAGTTGGTGGTTTCTTGCACCATGCTTATTCATAAAGCGTCTAATCGGTTGCTCTAAGTCAGCAGCTTCAATACGTTGTATAATTTCAATATCAAATAAATGATAATCATCCCACGCACATAAAACCATATTGTCTACACCCGTACTTGCAGGATCGCAAGTAATACGAATATTCCCACTCCATTTATGATTAGAAACAAATAACTTTTCTATATCTGCACGTTTAATTGTAATCTCTTCACCATCTTCATTTTTTGAATCTTGTGTACTAACATTCCAATTATTCATCGCCATTGAACCGCTTGCAACTGAACTTATCAATTTTGCAGCGTAACTTGCATCTAATGAATCATTATCAAACATAGAGAATGAATAAAAAACCATACTAAGGATTAAATCTTTATATGACATTTTAATATTCTTGTTCTTTTTTAATAATACGTTTATCTGATCTTGGCATCTTTCATAAACTTCTTCTTTAGTTTTACCAAAAACCCAACCGTCCATTTTGCCAGTTGTATTATACATATATACAACAGCACCATTCATTGACTCTATAACGTTTCCTTCGCTATCTATATAACCTGCACCAACAATTCCATTCCAATTAGTGCCTAAAAAAGTCCTTGCAAAACATTCTCTTTCGGGGTTTTGAAGCATTACTAATTGTTGTTTTTTGCCTTTCTCACCCCTATTTCTTGTAAGTATATAAAAAGGTGTTTCGTAATTAAAAGCATCGACCTCGTCAATGAAAATTCTATTTGCTTGAACCCCTTTCCATTGGTCTTTTAACTTCTGTGGACTTTCATCTGCTACTTGCATAAATTTTAATGAAGCACCATTTTTAAAGTATGCACCCATTTTTGTAGGTGTTTGTACTATAGTTCCAATAGGCATTTTAGGCGGTCTTTTACCTTCTTTGATAAGTGGATAAACTTCTTCTAATGTATCAGCAATACCACCCGTTGCAAAGAATTGACTAACATTCTTACGAACATAAACGGCTTTAAATTTTGGATCTTCTAAAATATCCATACTATTATATGCACAAGCGATATATGTTTTCCCAGAACCACCTGCTCCTGTCAACCAAACAATATCACAATTAGAGCGCAAAGCGTCCAACTGAATAAGTGAGTTTGGTTTGATTATTTTCATATTTTATATAAAACTTGGCTTGTAAAAAATACATTATAATATAGACGTACAAAAATAAGATAATACATTAATTTAGGATAAACATAAAACATATATTTTTAAATGGCTCGTAAATTTATACATTCTTAATAAATGTTAAATTATAGAATATTGTTATTTTTGTCGTATTCAAAAAATTTAAAAAAGATTTTCAATTATGAGTACAATTACACTTGAACAAATCAAGGCAAAACTTACTGAAAGCAGGGATAAAACTGCGAAGCAAGTTACAGACACGTGGATTAACAAAACAGCGGAAAGACTATTTTCAAAAGTAAATGATGAAACGGTCTTAGATGAATTACTTAGTGATTCTGTTTATTTTCTTGAATCCACACAACTAACAATTAATAGCGTTCTTGCATCAGAAGCTAAAAAGATTGAAGAGAAGTATAAAGATTATACTCCTCCTAAAAAAAATGAAACTCAAACCGTTACTGAACCACCTAAATTTGAACTCCCCGATGAATATAAAAGTTTACTCGATTCTTTAAAGCAAGAACAAAATGCTAAAGCGATTCAGCAACGCAAAGACAAAATCTTTGAAGTTGCAAAATCTAAAGTTAGCGAAAACCAACGCAACGCATTCAAACGTATTATTGAATTAGAAAACTTCAATGATTCCGATTCCGATGATGTTATTATTGAAAGAGTTATGACCTCTTTTACAGCGCTCTCGAAAGACTTTATTGGTGAAGAAGGTTCGCCTGAAAAACCAACGGGAACTCCAAAAACATCAGAAGAAATTGGAAAAACATACAAAGAAATTGCAGAGCGAAATCACATTATATAAAACAAACTTTTTTAACAATCTTGTTATTAACTAAAATTTAGAAACAATGTCAAACATTATTAACTACAGACGAACATCAAGTTTTGGCGGTTATCGTGAAGTATTCAATACTGACCCTGGAACTCGCTATCAAGGTGTTCGCAACGGTGCAAAAATTAGCACCACCCATTGCCCTGCTTTAAATGAATTTATCAATGCAGGTGACTTTGGTTATTTTAATGAATCTACAGGTGTTGTATCTTGGCTTAAAGTGTTTACGCTCGCTGCCGAAGTTACTCCTACATCTACAATCGTAAAAATTTATCAAAGACCCTACGACCCTGTATTAAACGTTGGTGATGTAATTATGGTTGCTCCTGCAACTGCCTCAACTACAGGTGTTGCAATTACAGTAACAACTTTAACAGCAGCAACCGTTGGCGGAGTACCTGTTGTAACTTTTGCTATCACAGCAGAAGATTTAAGTGCAACAGTAACTTATCCAGCAGGAACTTTATTCGTAATTGGTGCAGAAGCAGGTTCAGGTAAACTTCCAGCTATTCCTAACATTAATGTAATCTTTGCTGAAAACGTTGAAATTACAAAACCTCTCAAAGCTACTGACTATGCTTTAGGTTACGCTGATATTACTACTAATCTTTATTATCATGCTACTATTGATAAAAGTTGTGTTGCAATTCCTACTTATGTTGGGTTATTGAATAAAATGAGTAATTCATCTCTTTGGTTTGAACTTTAATCTTAAAACTTAACACAAAATGGCAACAACACAAAATAACATTTCGATAAAATCTTTAGAAGATTTTTTCAAAAACAATGGCGTAGCAACACAAAGTTTAATCAACACAGCGTTTGATCCAATTTTCAACTCTCTTTGGTGGAAAACTAAATTTATGAAAGCAAATATGCCTACTCCTGTAAATGGAGAAGGTGCAGCTTTATTCCAAATGTCCTCTTTAACTACTACTCCTGATACAATGCTTAACCCTCGTTCTTCTTGGACAGAGATGGATGAATTGAGCAAAGATGGTTTCAGTACTTACACAGGTTCTATTCACCAATACGGTAGAAAAATTAAATGGACTCCACAACAATTAGCAGAGTTTGATAAAATTTCAAGAGCAGCAGGCGGAAACGAAACTGTAGTAACTGCTTATATGAAAAAGACTTTAGACTTGTTAAGAGGCGCACACGCAACTGTAACTAACTTATCTGCTCAATTACTTTCAAAAGGTCAATTCCAATCAGTAAACACCGTTGGTTTTAAAACCGAAGGTAAAGCTGATATTCCAACTACTCGCTTTAAAACAGCAGGTGCAAAAATTTGGTCTGATGTTTCTTCTGATATTCTTGGTAAAATGCAAACCGAAGAAAAAGCATTGAGAGATGCTACAGGTTATGCAGGTGCTTTGTCTTGGAAAATGGATAGAACTACTTTCAACTATGTAATGGCAAACACAGCCGTTAAGTCATTAATGACTGCATACGTTGGATATAGAGTAGGTATGACAACTGTATCAGGTTTACCTTCTGTTGTAGGAACTGTTGAACAATACAACGAATGGGCTTCTTTACTCCAATTACCTTACATTTCTCCTATTGAAATCGTTGAAGAATCTCAAACATTACAATCAGGACAAACTGTTAAATCAGTAGTAAGTGGTTGGGACACAGGTAACGCAGTATTATCTCCATTAGGTTTTCAAGGTGAAATTAAATATGCCGCTATTGAAGAATTAAATTGGATTGATACAGACCTTTGTCAAGTTGCAGTAGCAGAAGGTGGTTTATTCTCACTTGCTAACTACAAAATCAACGAGGGTAAATTCTCTATCTTAAATACTGAAATGTTTGTGCATTTAGCACCTGCATTAAGTGTATTTGATAAGATGACTATTGTAGACACTACAACTGCTGATTCATAAAACAAAGTAATCAAATAACGAAGTAACTCACAAAGTATATGGATATTACGATATTAAATTGGATGCAAGGTCAAAGTAACGAATCGTTATCTGAAGTAGTGCTTAATAGCATTGCTGCGGAGCGTAACGTTGAAGATACAAGTGCAGATATTACAGAGATTAGCAAAGAGAAAAAAGATTTGATTTATGCTGATATGCTTGTAAGCATTTATAGTTTACCTTCATCTTTTGCCAATAAGGATTCTCACAATGGTTTTGACGTAAGTCGTTCAAGATCATTTGGAAAAAGGGATAACTTATTAAATATCGCAATATCCATATACAAGAGTTATGGTGATGATAAATATGAATTGTATAACACAATTTCGGGTGGTACATTCAAAACGGTTGGAATAACAGATTTATATTAAACGTAAAAAAGTATTATGCTACAATTTCCTTACATAGCAAAGATTTATAGAGAAGTGTATAACGGAGAAGTTACCACTCAAACTATCTTGTATAGTGGGAAAGTAGATATACAAATAAGCAACGCAAGTAGTGGCGGTAAAACGTTAAATTCAACTTATACGATGTACTTACCAACTCCAAAAGTAAAAGGCAAATATGCTTTACCGATAGTAGTCGGAGATTATGTAGAAGCTACATTTAATCAAAGGACTATTGTAGGCGAAGTATTAAATTTTGACTTTTCACAACTCGGTTTTACAACTGTATTTATTAAAGATTCAACCATAGGAGCATAGAAAAAAATGAGTGAAGTAAAAGTAAGTATAGATAACGTTTCTCAATTGAGTAAAGCAATCTTGGAAGAGGCTGCTCCTCAAATTATAACAGAACTTTGTCGTTTTGCGAAAGAGGAACTTTTGTCTGCTTATAATAATTCAACTTATGCAAAGGATAAAACACAAAATTTAGCAGATAGTTATGTTTGGGGTGTTTATTACAAAGGTAAACTACAACAACATGGTTTTTTAACAAGCGGTAAAAAGGCGACTCGACCACGAAGAGTAAGTTATACAAATAAAAGTGTATTTGGTCGTGATGAAGCTCAAGCATTTATCAGTAGTTACAAACCACAAACTAATATGTTTGAAGTGATCTTTGCTGCTGAAATGTATTATGGTTCATATCTTGAAGGCGGTACAAAAAGGAATAAAAAATATATCGTCTTATCATCAATAATCAATAGCATAAGTCAATACGAAAATCTAACTATAACATTCAATAAAACTTATCCTGATGGCACTCCTTTCTAATCTTAACTATAACACATCTGATTTACTTGCGTTTGCAAAAGCTGAATTAGGAAGTATATGTACTAAAACATATCTTTCAAATCCACCAAAAGCAATCCCAACTAATTTAGGTGATTTTATGGTTATTTCATTAGGTAGTGGAATATCTGATAGAGGTGATTACGGAAACGTTATGTTACAAGTAGATATATTCGTAAAGATGCGACAAAATGGCGAAAGAGATAACTCTAAAATGAGTGCGTTACAAAAATCGTTATTTGATACTATAAGTGCATATAGTCGTGAAGAAACCTGCTCTTACATTATGACTACAAATTCTAACAACCTATGTTTTGATGACTTTGATGCAGATTCAGGTTTTCACGTTTCTATTAACTACATTTCAATTATTATCATTCAACCAACAATACCAATAACAGAATAAAAATTATTAACAATTAAATACATAATATTATGGCAAACATTTATTTAGCAACACCAACAGCGATTAAATTTAAAGCAGTAGGTGTAGCAGATTCAGTAGCAGGAACATCAATTACTGGAGTTGAAGAATCATTCGCTTGGAATGAGGATGATCCAACAATCAATGAGATTAAAGATCAATTTTCAGACGATGCTCTTTTCCAAACATCAACAGCTGGTTCAAAGAGTTTTACTTTTGATATTGCAGGACTTGATTTAGCAGTTTTAGCAACATTAACAGGTGGAACTTACGCAACTAATAAATACACATCCCCATCAATCGCATCAAGCAAATACTTTAAGTGGATGATTGTTTTCGGGAACAACGCTTACTCTATTCTTGTTCCAAACGGGATGACAGTAGTTAAATTAGCTGGTGATTCATTGAAAACAAACCCTATGAAAGGAACTGTAACAGTAACATTAGCAGGTGGATATGTTATTCAAGATAATGGAGTTCCAGCATCTTGGTAAGCAAACTTTTATTAAATTAAAAAGAAATAGGCGGATGGTAGGATTATCGTCTGCCTATTTTTATAAAAATCAATAATATAAAAAATATATTTTATGCAAGTCGAAAAAAGCGAAGAAAAAAAGAGGGGTATCAGAAAAAACAATGAAGTAAGTTCTGAAACGAGCAATCGTATGGCAGAGATATTGGCTGATTCTCCTATAACGATAAAATTAAGCAATAAAGAGGTTAAAATACGTTCTTTGAGGGTTTATACTAAATATAAAATATATGAGGTGTACAACAAGATAAAAGCCACTGAGAGCGATATTGAAAGCATAATTAAAGAAGCGGCTACAAATTTATTATATTCTGCTGAAATAATTGCTATTATTTTGTGCAATGATAAATTTACAACTGATTTAGATGCTAATGAGCAAATGATTGAGAGTAAAACATTAGAGATAATGTTAGACAAAGATATAGATGAAAGTGAGTGGGCTATAATTGTTTTAAAAGCAATGCAGAGTTTGGATGTTTCATCGGTTTTTCAGATTACTGCCCTAATAGAGGCTATGACAGCATCTTTAAGAGGGAGGAAGGAAATGATAGTGGGGATGAATCAAGAAATATAACCTTATATGCGGTAACTCCAATAGGAAGTGAAACAGACTTTTTAAAAGCGTTTCCAAATATAAGTTACGAACAATATTTGTATAAGTTAAGTATAGCAAAAATCCAATTAATGAGTATCGACTTTACAAGAGATGCGTATTTGAGTGAAGAGCAATATAAGAGATATAAACGTTTTACCGCTCCTAAAATGAGTACAGAATCATTTTTAAGTCATTTAAAAGCAAACCAAAAGAAACCAACATCATAAAAATAATAACACTATAAATTCACGTTACTATGGCACTAAATATAAATGTTAAATTCAATATAGACGAGGAGTTAAAAAAGACCGTTAAAAGCATTAACGATTCGACAAAGACTATAGCAAATAGTATGAAAACTCTTGCTGATAGTGTTGAAAAAGGAATGAAAGGTGCTACAAGTGGTATTGATAGTATGATTACTAACATTAATAAGTTAGGTCAAGG